CGAACTGACCTAGCAACGACGATGGAATCATTCTCCAAGGCGATTGCATCGCGGATTATGAACCCGAACGAATGCCGGGCTAAGCTCGACCTCAACCCTTACGCCGGCGGCGATGAGTTCATTAACCCGGCGATCAGCCCAGCGACCGGGGAGCAATCGCCAGACGAGGCAGAGGACGCGCCAGAGGACGACCAAGAGGACTCGCAAGAGGACAGCCAGGAGCAAGCCCGAAATGATCGAGCCGTCGAGCAAATGCTGCGTGGGCTCATCCGAACCGAAGGCAATAACGCGATCAACGCATCGAAAAAAGCTCAATTCGTCGCTTGGATTGGCAAAAAGTATCCGCAATGGGAAGCGAAGCTTGCCGACAAGATCGAAGCTATTGGGCTTGATCGTGACCTAGCAAGGCTCCATTGCGAGAAATCGACGCAGATCTTAGCGACTTTGGCGGCTCAATACGGTGGCGAATCACTGCAAAAAGCCGTCGAAAACGAGGTTAAAACGTGGGAAAACAGGCTATTTGAACTGAAAGGCGCAAAACAATGATCGAAGTCAAAGCAGAAACCAACGAAATCCTTTTGAGCGGTATCGTTGGCGATGGATGGGATGAATTCCCGATCACACAAAAGGGCGTCGTTGATGCGTTGCGTTCTTTCGGATCCAGCCCGGTGACGATCCGAATTAACAGTCCAGGCGGCGCGGCCGATGAGGGTATCGGCATCTACAACGCGCTTCGATCACACGGCGGGGAGGTTACAACCATCAACGATAGCCTAGCAGCGTCGGCGGCTAGCGTGATTTTCTTGGCTGGCAAGAATCGCCTAATGGCTGACGGATCGCGGATTATGATCCATCGAGCAATGGCCTTCGCGATGGGCAACCAAGACGAACTGGGCAAGGTGATTTCGGCATTGAAAAGCTATGACTCGTCGCTGGTCGATATTTACCGGCAGCATATGAGCGGAACGGAGGCATCATTGATTGAGACGATGATGGCCGACGAGACTTGGTTTGTTGTCGATGAGGCTATCAACTGGGGTCTTGCTACTGGGCGCGTTGAAAACGGCAAGAAGTACAAGAAGCCAAAGAACGCTTTCGAGTCGGCAGCAACGATGCTAGCACGCCAGAAAATGGCCCAGTTCTCAAAACACTTGACAAGCCCAGCCGACTAGCCTAGATTTATTGCGTCGGCCAGAAGTGCCAACAACTCTGCAACTTATTAGCGGCAGTGACTCACGGTAAAAACAGTTTGTTTCCCGTGGCAGTCGTGCCGCTATCTTGGTTTAAAGACTGCCACACAACCCAATAAGGGCAGTCGAAATGAAGAGCGCGAAAGCACTAGCAGACGAAATCCAAGCCTTGCAAGCCAAGGTTCAAGCGATCCAGGCAATCGCAACCCAAGAGACTCGGGAATTGCTCGAAGATGAGCAGTCCGAGATCGATACCATCCTTGGGACCGAAGGCAAGCCGGGCCAGATCGAAAATCTTGCCAAGCAACGCGAACGGGCGATGAAGATCGAGCAAGCCGTCAGCAACACGGTGCGCCAACACGTTGACAGTCAACCACTCGCAGGGGCTACCTTCCGAGTCCCGGCAACGGCTCGGGCAACCAAGCCCCTAGCGGTGTTCACCGGGCCGGATGGAGAGGCAGAAGCCTTCCGCGTCGGCAAGTTCTTCCAAGCTCATTTCGGCAGCGAATCGGCCAAGCAATGGTGCAAGGATCACGGCGTACAAAACACGCTCCAGACCAACGACCCAACCGGGGCCGGTGTTTTGGTCCCCCCTGAGTTTGTGGCGGGTGTCATTCGTCTGGTTGTCCAGTACGGCGTAATTCCACGTTACGCCTTCGTTCGCAACATGGTTTCGGACACGCTGACGACTTCGCGACGCTTGACCGGGATGGTTGCTTACCCTGTTGGCGAAACCAAGGAATTTACCCAATCCCAAGCGACCTACGGGCCGTTGAATCTCGTCGCTCGAAAGTGGGGAACGCTTACCAAGGTCTCCAGCGAAATGAGCGAGGATTCGACGATTTCGATGGCCGAAGAAATCGCAACCGAAGCGGCTTTGGCTCACGCCTTGGCAGCCGACGAAGCTGGTTTCCTTGGCGATGGAACTGGGGCTTATCATGGCGTCGTAGGTCTTGCCAATGCACTCGCAGCCGGATCGGTTGTTACGGCAGCAGCGGGACAAAACACGGCGGCAACGATCACGATTGCGATGTTCCAAGAAGCTCTTGGCAAACTCCCGGCCTTTCCTGGAATCAATCCGGTCTGGTTTGTCTCCAAGCCTGTTTGGTCGAACGTCATGGGACGCCTTCAATTGGCCCTCGGCGGCAACAACAAGGAAGACCTCGGGCAAGGGCCGGTAACTCAGTTCCTCGGCTATCCAGTGGTATTCTCTGAGGTCTTGCCAAAGACCATCGGAGCATCGACCAAGTTTGGCTACTTCGGGGATCTGCGAATGGCCTCCACTCTCGGCTTGCGTCGCAACTTCGAGCTAGTCGGTGACGTTTCGCGGTACTTCGAGACCGACGAAATTGGTTTCCGATCCACGATGCGATGGGATTACAACGTCCACGAGCGCGGCGATGCAAGCAACCCAGGCCCAATCCTTCAATTGGTCTCGGCCTCCTAATCCAACCCAACAAAAGAAAGTAGGTGACTTGTGAATCCTTTGCATTATGTGAAATGTGTTCCGGCAATCAAGCCAGCGGCAATCGTCGACAACGCGACGGTGACGGCTGACGTTATCGATTGTCGAGGTTTCGACTTCGCTTTGATCGTGCTCCAACTCGGAGCAACTGACATTGCGATGACGGCATTGAAGCTCCAGCAAAGCTCCACGAGTGGCGGCGTTTATGCCGACATTACCGGAGCGACGTTTGCGGCTGGAACGGGCTACAACGGAGCTACGCTTGCCTTGCCAAGCGCGACCGACGACGGCCAGACTTGTGCCTTCATGGTCGACATGCGGGGCCGTGAGCCATTCCTAAAGGTTGTCGCGACCTTCGGCGATGGCTCTAGCGGCGGGTTCATCGCGGGCGTCGCTGTCCTCGGTTACGGCAAATTGCCACCAACGACTTCGGCGGGTGTTGCCGATGGCGATGTTTGCTTGGTGATCTAATGATCGTCGAGCTATTGACAATGTGGAGAGGCTTTCCGGCTGGCTCAAGGCTGGAAAGTCTCTCCGATGGCGTGGCGTTGATTTTGATTCAAAGGGGTGTTGCAAGTGCGATTGAAACCCGAAGTAGTGACGAAGCCAACAGCCGAGCCGGTGACGCTCAGCGAGGTCAAGAAACAACTCGAAATCGCAAGCAGCGACACAAGCCATGATACGCACCTTACCGCTTTGATTGGGGCGGCTAGGGAGCAATGGGAGCACGATACCGACAGCGTGACATGCTTTCAAACGCTTCGAGTCCGGTTGCCTTATTGGACCGATGGATTGAAGCTACCGCGAAGCCCGATTCACTCGATAACCTCGATTCAGTATTACGATGGACTCAACACGCTCCAGACGTTAGCGGCCAGTCAGTACCAATTGCACGTTGACGAAATCCGGCTTGCTTACCTAGTGACGCTACCGGCGACCGTATCGCGTTGGGATGCCTGGACGGTAACGTACAAGGCTGGGCACTCGCAAGACGGGCAGAGCGTACCAGAGGCGGCTAGGGCGGCTATCTTGATGCTTGCGGCTCACTACTTTGAAAACCGAGACATGCTTATGTCCGACGCGATGCAAACGATGCGACCTTACGAAATGTTGGTTCGGCGATTTATGCGGAGTAGCTACCCATGAACAAACCACAAGAAAAAACCAATCCGCTCGACCGGACTAACGCAGCAATTAAAATCCCAGAGGGTGGATTGACTTGCGAAGACGGAAGAAAATTCCTCGTTAGGTGCTGGAAGCCAACGGTTAAAACCGGCGGCTTAGTAACAATCGAGATGGAGGTTATTGTGCAATTTCCCGATGGGGAGTATGCGCAGTGAGGCCTAAGAACCAACTTACCGGGGCCCTGCGGCACCGATGCACAATTCAACAACCAACAGAAACGGTCGACGCAGCGGGACAGCCTATCGTTTCTTGGTCCCCCTATGTAGTCGATGAGCCTTGCAAGTTTGAGCCAACGGCTGGAATCGAATCAATGAGGGGTCGACAACTTGAGGCAGGGACTCGGGCGGTTTTTCGAGTCCGGTATCGATCGGGCTACACGGTTCAAATGCGGGTTGTTTACCAGGGCGAAACCTACGGAATCACAGCGGTAAACATGGTCGACGGCTTGAGAAACTACATGGACATCATTTGCGCGGCGGTGTTGCCTTGAGTACTTCAATCCAAATCAACGAGGATCTTATCAAGCAGATCGGGCAAATCCCCTTGATGCTTCGCAACGCTCCATTCGGTCGATGCCTTGGATCCTTTGCCAAGCCTGTTGCGGCGGCTTGCCAGGGTCACGCTCAATCATCGAGGTCTACCGGGTCGCGGCTCAAGTGGTCCAAGAAATTCAAGAATAATGCAGCGTTCCAAAACGACTCAAGACAGCATTTTTCGCACAAGGTTTTTAAGGGTGGCGTTGGCGTTGTCATTGGAGCGACATACCCAAAAGGCAACAAACAGCAATTTGTCATGCCGTACCGCAAAGGCGAAAGCTACACGCGAAACCATTGGGGCAAGCCTGGATCGCCTGTTGTTTATACGGGCCGTTCGGGTCGGCAATACACTCGGATCAACCGATCGAAAGCGACCGTCGCGACATTCCCCAAAGAACAACGCGCCCCGATGCGGGCTTATCGCCAGACCTCGGGCGCGGCCGAAGCGGCTTTCGTCAATCAACTTCAAAAGGAAGTAAAGGAGCTACGAATTGGCTAAGAACCTTTCATTGACCGGGACCGTCACGATTGCATCGAGCGGGACTGTATCGACGTCGATTACCATCGAGGGCGGCAGGACGGTGCTTGCACTGAGGACGCCAGCGACGCTAACCGGGACCGAATTTAAGTTCCAGGCCTCGACCGATGGCGATAACTTTTTCGCCTTGTACAACGGCTCGACCGAATACGCGGTGACTGTTGCGGCGTCGAGGTACGTTTCGCTTAATACCGAGGTGATGGCCGGGGTGCGATTCCTCAAGGTTGTCAGCGGGTCAAGCGAAGCGGCAGCAAGGACGATCAGTGTAATCAGCGGGGAACTGTAAATGTCGGCTATCGGCGAAGCATTGCGAACCAAGCTACTTAGCTATTCGGCGGTATCTACGTTGATCGGGCAGCGTATGTACCCTGACGCGCTGGTTCAAAACGCTACGCTTCCGGCAGTGGTTTACTACGTCACATCGACCGATCGAGAAGATCACTTGCAGGGAATGAGCAAACTTGCCGAAGCGCGATTTATCATTGAATGCTACGCACTGACGCGAACGACAGCAAGCGCGATCAGTCGAGCGATTAGGGACACTGGAATCGATGCCTTTCGGGGCGTTGTCAGTTCGCACACCTTTTGCGGGATCAAATTCGACGCCGATCAATACATGCAAGAGCCGCCAACAGACGGCAACCAAGAGCACAGGTACATAGTTTCGTTTGATATGTTGGTCCATTACAAGGAGCCTTAAACATGGCAGCGTTGACAGTTGCGGATACCGGACTCGGGGCGACGATTTCGGGAACCAGTCTTATCACTACCCAGGTAGTTTCCATCGGCGAAATGACTATTAGCGTCGACTCGCTCGATATCACCAGCCTGGACACAACCGGCTTTGAAGCCCTTCGGCCTTCGGACCTTCGCAAGAATCCCGAAGTCGACGTTGTGTTTAACTGGCTCGGAGCGGCGATTCCCTTTGCGGCAACGATGATTCCAACCTCGGAGCCTTACGCGGGAACTTCCGTTACGATCACGCTCCCTGGAGCTGGATCCTTTCAAGGGACGGCTTTCGTCAAGGAGGTCAAGACGCCGAAGCTTGCCAAGGGCGAAGTCATGAGGGGCTCGTACAAACTCCAATTCGACGGCGCGACCGATATTACCTTCACCCCTGCTTAAGGAATGATCGAAGATGGTTTTTGAATTGAATCGCCAGCGTGGAATATCGTTGGCTACTGGGATTGAGCGGGATTTGAATCAATGCCAGATCCGCGTTGGCGGTAAGCTTGTCGGCTATTTGCCATTCGGCGAAACGCCTCAAATTCAAGCGATATTTGAATTCCCGCATGATGCTTTGACAGCTGACGAAATCGCATCGCTCGAAATGCAACTTGAAGCGATCCAAGGCTATCCGGCCAAGGTGCTTGGACCTGAGCAAGTTTCGCGTACATTCGTCAAGGCGGCACTTGAAGCAATTGCACAAGCAAAGGACGAAGAGGACGATGAGTAGCCAAGACGATTTTTTAAGCCTTGCAAAGCGTGATTTGGCCGTTGAGCCTGTTACGGTCAAGGGTCGGCAATACTTCATCCATGAGCTATCCGAATCGGATGCGGCTAACATGGAAGTCGAATTGCAGACCAAAAAAGGCTACGACTGGACAGCACATCGGCGGGTGATGGTTGCCTACTGCCTTCGAGACGAATCAGGGCAGCGGGTTATTGCAGATCCTAACGTACTGCGAGACCTTCCCAGGTCGGTTGTTGGGCCCCTTTACGATCAGTGCTTGGAGATCAACAAGTACGACCAGGGCGAAATCGAGGCCCTTGCAAAAAAATCAGAAAGAGCCGACGCCTAAAAGTGGCGTTTAGGCTCTGCCTGAAATGGGGCATACAGGATCCGGCGGCGTGGATGCAAAGTCTACCTGCCGGGGCTCTTAATCAGTGGCTAGCTTGGGACATGGTGGAACCAATGGGGGAACGCTGGATGCAAACTGCGAAGCTCTTGGAAGCCCTCTATTTGCCCATGTATGCACGCGCCGACGAAGAACCGCCAGACGCATCGGATTTTATGCCGGATCGATTCTACAGGCCCAAGGTTAGCGCAGCGTCGATTCTCAAGCAGTCGGCTCAGTCTTGCAAGGCGATGGCGAACCAAGTGAAATCGATGTTCGGATTCGGAGGCAAGTAGCTATGGCACAGACGATCAACGTAGCGAATATCCGAATCGGAATGAACGCCGACGGCGGCGAGTTTCTTCGCGGTGAACTGCGTAGCATGACGACTACACTAAAGCAGTCCGAGCCGTCGATCGATAAGTTCCGGCGTGACATGGGGCTATTTGAGCGGGCCTTGCGCGAAGGCGCGATAACCATCCAGCAATTCGTGCAGGCCGAAAACCACCTTATCGCGAAGTACGGTATCGCGACCCAACAGACCGAGCAACAGACAGCAGCAACCAAGCGACTGGCACAAGCAACGCAAGACGCATCGAGGACGGTCGACGGTCAAGCAATATCGCTTCGATCACTACAGGCGGCAGCAGGCCAGTACATCGGCATTGCGGCAGGGTTTCAGGCGATCAAGAAATCCGTT